GGTATTTGTTAATTCCCATAAAATAGATTGTCCACCCATTGCACTAGATGTTCCAAGATTTGTAGTAAAAGCAAATATACTAACTGCACTAGATCCTGGCACCAAGCCTTGAGCGACTTGGAAAAAGTAATCTTCATTTGCTACATAACCTACATTGACATTATTACAACTCATTAGCAACTCCCTTGACTTATAAAAAACCACGCTTCCGCTTCATTTACATCTTGTACGTCTTGCGTAAAATTTGAATTAAGTTGATTTACAATATTCTCTAAAGTTTTATTTACTTGATCTAATTGACCAGGATCATATTGTGGTTTAGCGTCAGATAATCGGTTATATTTAATTTTTGCCATACATTATCCTCTATGTCCATCTGGTTGTATTTCTAAGTTAACTGTTCCCATACGCCACCAATCTCCAACATTACTACTTCCTAAAGTAACAGTTACAAATCTACCTCTTGCACGACAGCTTAAATAAGTAGTTGTAGAATATACAGGTAAGTTAATTTGTTTATAAGAACTTGATTGAGGATAGTTTAATACATTAATTTGCATATTAACTGTACCTGTCATATTTTTGAAATCCGGTAGAATTTTCTTAACAAACATAAAACTATCACCATCTGCAATAGAGATATCCGCAGTTTGAATATAAGAAGTCATAGCCGTTGATCCTGCATCATAACCATTTTCTTGATACCAAACTTGAGACATTCCACCATTAACATTATAACCATTAACAGCTGGTGTTAAATAAGTAGTGCTTGCAACAGTATTATATTGAGTAGCTACTGGATAATCAAATACATCTTTATCTGCCCATGTAGTTCTAGCTAATGTTCCAATAGTCCATAAATTATCTTTATAGTTATAGGTAACAACACTATCAATATATTGTGAATTAGATGATGGATAAAACCAACTTATTTCTGAAAATTTAGAATTAGATCCTGCATATATAATATTAGTACCAACCCCTGTATTTAAATTATTAAATACATAATCTTGGACTGTACAAGGAATTTGTTTAACTGTTCCGTCATACATATAGAAAGCATTATTAGACATCCAGAATACTACGTTTTGAGCTTCTACAGCGCAGTGTGGAGATATAGCACCACAATAATCACCTATTTGTGTAAATCCAAATGTATAAGGTGTACCAACATATTGCATTGCAAAAGCAGAAATATTAGAAAGTACTACTACAACTCCTCTTGTATAAACAGCTGTTACTAAATAATTACCTTGCGCTAATCTTTGAAATCCTGCAGTATTTACTGCATTTGGTGTATAGTTTGTATAATCACCTTGATCTGAAAACAACACTGTCATTGGATCAAACGTAGAAGTTGATCCTGGAGTTGTTTGTGTTCCAAAAAATACCACACTTCTATTAAGCGCATCAACTATCATATAATTAGATTTAGTAGGAGCTGTAGCAATTAATGTTGCTTTAGCAAAAGTTGGACTAGATAAAAAAGTATTTGTAGATAAATAATAAGAAGATCCACCAACAATAGTTGCAATTAAATCTTGACCAAAATTATCTAAAGCCCATATTCTTGTATCAAATGTTTTAACAGAAGCTGTGCTATAAGTTCCCCAAGTACCTGCTCCATATGCTCCTGCTGACCAACCATTACCATATTGTGTAGTTGGAAAACCAGCTGTTATATCAAAAGTAGCACCAGAGGCAGATCCTGAAGTTGTAATTGTTCCAGGTGTACCTAAACCATCTAAATTAATTGTAAAATTATTAGCATCAACAGTATTATACACTTGAAACTGCGATGCCATTGTTGTGTTATTAATATTAGTGTTTGAAACACTAACCCCTGATACAGATGAAAAAGTAACAAAATCACCTATTTGACAACCATTAGAAGTTGCAAGAACATTGACTAAAGTTGTTCCAGAAGTCATAGTAAATACAGCTGGAATAGTAGTTGATGAAGGAGTTACATCATAAAAAGTATTATTATAAACAACATAAAGTTTATTGTTTGTAGCTATTGCAGATAAAGATGCTCCACTATTAGCAACATAATTATGAATAGCTGTTGCATTACCTATAATAGTGTTTTGAGAAACGGGTTGCCAGCCACCTATCTTTTCTGGTACGCCATAACGAAATCTGACATTATCAGACATAATCCAACCACCTTGTGCACCATATGCAGAATCTTGTTGGTTAATTCCTGGTTTTGGAAACTGTAATTTAGTTACTGGCATAACACTTTATTATACTTATATATCTAATAAAGTGCTTTTATATCACTTTTTAAACCAAGCAGGAAGTCCTAAATGAGGTCTTTTATCGTAGATATTTTCTTTTGCACCGTCAGTTTTAATATCATTATAATGTAAAAACACCTGACCACAATCATCAAAAGTTAATGCATCTCTCCAATGTTCTAATTCATTTCCACGATACACTAACATATCACCAGGTTGTAATAATACTTTAACTCCTTTAGATTTAGATGGTTTATAATTACCTGTTGCTTTATCAACTCCACCTTTTGAAGCATCTGGCTCAAGATATATAGGCCAACATCCACCTCCTAAATGCATAGTGGTAGATATTTCACATGAGAATCTATCTTTATGACGATGAAGTACATCACCTTTTTTATAAATTCGTGCATAAGAATAATTAGGAATTAATTTTAATTCTGTTTGTTTTTCCATAATTGGTTGAACTTTAGTAAGTAAAGTTTCCATCACAATATCTGAATAATGAGAATATGTTTCTGGAACTTGAGCATCGTTCCACACGCCGAAATACTCGGTAAATTGACTTATATAACGTGAATCAAATAAAGTTCTTGCAACTTTTCGTTTCAATATAAAATATTGATAAGCAAAATCTGCTAATTCTTCCGATATAGCATTTTTTATGACTGTGTATTTTTTATCTTTGAAGCTCATTTTTTCTCCTTTATAGTTTCTTTAGTTTGTTCTCTAACTACATTAGTTATCATTTTTCTAACTGCTTGCAAGTTAAAATGAATAAATCTAAAGTCCTCGACTCCATTATCAACTACATATTCGTGCATTAAATACGCTGGAATAAATATCATAGTACCTGGTTTAGGGCGATAATTAATTTTATCAGTTCCAAGGGTTATATCATTTTCATTCTTTAAAGGTAATTGTGTAATTAGTTTAGCTGGTCGAGGATCGTGAAATAAAGGAAATGATGTTTTATCTGAACAACGTAAAAAATAAAAACCACTAATATGGTTATCATAATGCATGTGTGGGCTGTGATGACCTGCTCCTTTTTCTGCAAATTGTTGCACCCAAAACTCTGTCCAAAACAATTCATAATTAGTTAAATCATAACCCATGTGATCTAAAATATTCCATGAAGTTGCACCAATATATTCTTGTAATTCTTTTAAATCAGGATCTCCGACAAGCGATGTACTATGGTGGCTCATGCTATGATCGCCTATTTTTTTACCTAATGTTTTTTCTCTTTCTTTAATAGTTTTTTTATTATTGTCTTTTGCAGCTTTAATATATTTATCACAAACTTTATCTACATGACTTACCCATTCAGGTATTTCTATAGAATAAATAGGGGTTGAAAAATATAGTGATGAATTTAATTGATCTGTTTTCATATTATTTAAATGGATATCCAAGGTTCCAAATTACCAGACTGTATCTTACTCCTTTTGTAACTGGCCTAACCTCATGCCAAACAAAACTTGGGAATACACATATTGATCCACGTGGTAATATTTCAACACATTTCTTTTTAGGAGTTGGATCATCTTGATTTCTAAATTGAAACTCTAATTCACCACCTTCATACTCGCTTGGATCTGATAGGGAACATGTAACCGAGAGTTTTCTAATTTTACCATGAGTATCTGGATTAGATGGATTATCATATGCTGCCTCCCATGAATCGCAATGTGCGCCATAGTGTTGCTTTGGACCATATTTTGTAAATTGACACGATTCAGAAAAATCCCAATCAAAATTCCAATTAGCTAATCTATTTGCTTGATGTATATATGGTTGAATTTCTTTGTAGATCCAACGATCATTTAACCAAACAATATTTGAATCTCTTTTCTTTTTTAAATCTAAAATATCTTTTTCTTCTAAAGGTTTTCCTTGATTAATTTTATTTGTTTGTCCACCAGTTAATGCAAGTTGCTCCTGTTGTGATTTTCCATATTTAACTAACTCATCACAAAATCTAGGTGTGAGTACACTCTGGAAGTAATAGTAGTAGTTTTGCAAATTCATTTCTGTTATTAGAAATAATGAATTATAGGATATTTGTCAAGGTTAAGAAATTAGCTAATAGTAAGTGTTCCAGACACAGTGAATGTAGCTACTTTACAACTTCCAGCTGGTGCTGGTAATGTTGTAACTGTGTTTGTTCCTGGGGCTACTGCAAAATTAGCTGTTGAAGGTCCTCTGACAATAACTATACCTGAACCTCCTGATCCACCACTAGAAGGTATTACAGCTCCACCTCCACCACCACCTCCACCTATAAACTAAAAAATATATGAGATATCTAAATCTAATATTGTTAATTGTTGTACTTGGTGTAACAGCATCAATATTTTTTGCACTTAACCACGGTATTCATTCGGATGTTTTTTGGTTCAATCTTTCATTTTCATGTTTTTTAGAAATCCTTTTTTTTGGGGCGATCATCAAAATATCAAGCCAGCCGCTTATTACGCTACCAAATGCTGCTGTAGTTACACAAATAAATTATTATATTATTATATCTGTAGCTCTTATACTCGCGTACAATTTTTATGTTTATAATTTTGTAAATCCAATATGGTATTTTGTCTCTATTACTGTT